GCATTAAACACTTGGTCGTGGGTCTGAATCCACTGGTAATTCAAGGCTCCGAAGATTTAGAATTACCACCACAGGTACGTACTCGTCAGGTGAATATAAGATTGGTGGCCGACTTAGTCGGTTAGTGTTGCCACTGGGTGTTTAAACCAGGAAGCTCTTCAACTAGTGCTTAATCGTCATTTCGCATTCGTCGGTAGAGAAGTTGTTTTTGTTTTTGGTTCCATCATAACACTTTGTATAGCGGTGCTAGTCATTTGGATTTTAAATTATTTTGGTTTTGTTTTTGGGTTTTTGACCACAACTCTTAAGGATTGTGGGTTATTTTATAGCTTCTTGGAGTGACATTGCTTCCAATGCCAGAGAGCCTTTTCTCGTGAAGGCACAACCGTAACGGATTCGTTCGCAGTACGCCAGTTAACGTCAGGGTGACGAGATGTAGGTGTTCTAGGCTGTGATAGTTGCATCAATTAACGTGATGAAAATGTCACAGGTGGTGGTTGTGGTTGGAAGAGTACCTCCCAATCCAAAAGTTGCCACCACATTTCCAGCCGCAGTACAAGAAACGATTGCTTGGTAATTCGCTCGAGTAACTGTGGTTGATGGATTAGCAGGTGAGGTGACGTAATTGTCATTGCCTGTCCTGTAGAACAATTGCGCTGTTGCATTGGTGAAGGTGACAACGGGTGGCACGATGGTGACACTGGTGCCTCCGCTCCATGAGACATCGATAAGATATTTCTGGGCTGCAACACCAGTCCACGTGACAGCTGTACCAGTTGCACTTGCCGTTAAAGCACCGGAGGTACTAGTTTGGATAGAACCTAATGGTGCTGAACCAGCGGCGGTTGTGGAACGCGCGTTGTGGTAAGACAACAGGGTTGCAGCTGGGCCACTGGTTGTTGCTAACACTGGTTTGTAGAATTCAACACAATAAGACACCCAAAGTTCCCCAAGATTTTGTACTGGATTGCTTTGTGTGGCGAATTGGAAGTTTCCCCAATCGTAGTTTTTCAAGTCCTGGCCTGATGCTAAGGCACCGTTCCTAACGTACTTAATGTTTGGGTCCGTCTGAACTGGAGAGCACTCCACACCGTGTATTAGTGCGTTTGTTGGTTTCACACTCACAGCATACTCACTGTTTTCCATTATCTGCTTTGTGGTGTATACCGGAAGATCAGCATTGTAGTTGGTTGCCATGACCACGACACCTGGGGCGCCACCGGTCACGAAATCAGTGATTAAAGGACGAAACTCAAAAATGACACCATGGAACTTGTACTCCTGATAGTTGTCAGCTATTGACGACAACCACGGGAAGGTGTCAGCCATACCTGGGTTAAGAGGATAACTGGTGTTGTTGAATGCAACGGTACCCATGATATCACCCAAGTACTCTCTATGGCACACAATGTTGGTTGCATGAGTAGAGGAAAACTTAGGAATTTGTGCTCCATTAGCCAAGACGTTGTACTGTGGAACAGCACCGGCTAACTGGTAATCACCTGATCCAAAAATTGAACCGATACCAGATCCCAACCATTTACCAACGCCTTTAAGCATCGGCATGTTGAACATCTGTCCGGCTCGTGCACCAACTAGCGCACCAGCATTTGAAAAAGGAGTTTTCGCTTTGATCTTTACAGCTGCGAGTTGCTGTTGTAGTTCCCTAATCTTGTTCGAATTAGCATTGCTACGTTTGGTTTTTGTTTTTCTTGTCATTGTATTGGATACCGCATGACAACGGGACTATACATGACCAGTGTCCGTTCGGATGGAGCCGTGTAGTCTCTCGGCATTTTGTTTAGCACGGAAACCGTTTTGGTCCTTTTAACACTGGAAACCCAATAGGAGTTTATAACGTCCCCCTAGACGTTTGGTAGTTTCAAAGCTTTCCGGCTTGTGGTTTAACGTCCCGTCTGACGTGTGATCTACAAGGGTAGTGGAACTTGATATTCCACATCGTTGACAATGCGACACGACATTGTAACATTTTGGTAAAACTTCTCGATGCAAATTTGTTCATCTGGAGTGATTCCAAAGGCATAATAAAAACTAGCCCTTGTTTGATCACTCGGGGTTGCATAGATGCGTGTTAAGCCTTCTGCTAATTTCCGAACTCCCCAACTCTGAACTTCACCCACCTTTGCCCAGTGTTTTCCATGTTCCAGATATTTCATGTAGAAATCCTGGAAAATGGGTATACCACCAGTCATGGATAGGCCACCGGTGCCGACTGCATGCAGCCAGCCTCTGTGCATCTTATCTGTTACCCAGTTTTTCAAGCATGCTGTGTCTTTTGCCAGAGCGGTTTTTGGTACCCGAACCATGATATAATCATCATGTTTAGGCCCAACAAAAACGGGATGAGTTTGACAGAACTCAATTTGCTCTAGTTTGTAGACTGGTTCCTCAACTGCCATCGTAAAACCCAATGACAGGAAGTAGGAGTCCACATTAGACATGAACTTGGTTAGGTCGTCGGCTTCCATGATGACAACACAGTCGTCGCCATTGTTTGCCAACTGCAGCTTGATGTCTAGTGATTTGGCATACGACCAAACCATCAGACACATAAGCACACAATTACCTAGTCCAGTGTTCATATCTCCCGACATTCGCGTTCCGTCAACAGTGTACTTCAACTTACCGTCTGGGCAGTAACCAACACACTTGTTGTTTATCTGCCAAGACAATAGCTTTTCCAATTGTTCACGATGCTTTTTCTGTGGAAAACAGTTTAAATATATGGAATGTTCAAAAAGTAAAGCCTGTTTTGATACGTGTTGGTCGAACCGCGACGCGTCCAAACCGACTGCTACTGGATTTCTAAACATGTTCCATTTATAATAAATAATTTGAGCTGAATCAACAGCATTATACCCCTTTATAACGGTGGGGTGGCCATACATTTTACCTATACATTTGTACAATTGTTTCTCTATACGTCGGAGGTATCTTCCAACTTCTATATTGTACTCTGTTGTTCTTGGAGAAACTACCCTAGGTACTCTTGGTTTTCCCACACCTAGGGTCTTCTCGTATTTCACAAATATTTTCACTTTAGCCAACTCCTTTCCAACTCTACCCTGTAATAGGTTAGAATGGGCTCTCTCATAAATAGCTTTCTTGCGGCCCCGGAATGTATCAACAAATTGTCGACGGGTCATCGGGGCGGTCTTAGGCAGATATTTACTTAATTCGTCGCGGGCGTCTTGTAATAAGCGGGCGAAGCTGGCTTCAGCTGGTTTTGGTGGAGCCACAAAGATTTCATCTTTCTTTACGAAAAACACACGCTCTTTGACGGCTTTTTCCAGTGTGTTGATGTCTCTATCGAAACCGAATATATGGACAGGCGGGGATATACCTGAAACACGTACCATTATTCGTGGTCTTATTGCTCCTAATCTGCGTATAACCTTCAGACGGGGGTGAGCGGGAGCAGCACTACGTGCGCACTCAACCCCAGGTATGCAGACTAGGCCCCCTCATTGGGCTGTCCGAGAGACAGCTTCCCGATAACTCGGGAAGAGTCTCAAGAACAACCTATAGAGAGGTATGGTGGTTGATCGATCAGTGAAGGTGTCAGTTTGAGCTAAACTCTCCACCTCTCTAGAATCAAGAGATGGCAAAAAGCTCAAAACCAATGCCTTATCGATTATAGCAGCACGATCTTTAAATCTGATACTACCATAACCGTCTAATCGATCCCGCATCCACCGGCGAGTGATCAGGTTGTTAGCCTCTGATCGTTGCCGGGTACCAAAGTTGTAGTATGCTTCTTGGGCCAAAGCATGTACTACACGGTCTTTGGTTTGACGCGTGCGGAGGGTGTACCGTTTTACTGGTAACATTTTCTCCCTAACCACGGTGGACACTTCAGAAGAAGTGGTGTGATCCGAAGACCCGCTAGAAATGCTAACGGGCTCGTCACCTATTTCAGGACTTTCTCGAAGTTGAGCAGGGGCATCTTCAACTTCAATGGCAGCCTGTGCCAGTATGCGTAGAAAGTCCGTCGACTCTTCATACACCATACCCAATACGGCCGGATGGTCATGCGCAAAGATCTCTTCAAGATCCAAGTTCGCACGATCATAGTCCGATATCATTTGTTCAGCTCTCTTCTCTCGTTGGTTGAAATACGTATATTTCAACGCTAAGGCGGATGCCAAGGCACTAGTTGGTAATAAGATTGAAGCCCCTATTATTATTTCCATAATGCTATTATTTTAAT